ACGTGGTAATCGCAGAGTAATCAGCCGTCTCCTTCTTGCTAAAAGCAGTATCATAACTCTGCATAATATAACTAACAGGAGGTATGGACTCCTTCTCCCACTTGTTCCACCACTCCTTCTTTATAATCGCACCCTCTTCAGCCGTGGGATTCTGCTGCCACTGAGCGTTCCACTTGCCAACCGATAACGAAGCCTTGACCTTTAATAACTCATCCTTGTTCCAGAACTCCGGCCAAAGAACATTGTCACTCGGAAGTATCGCCGGAAACTCCACAACATCCCACTGATCCGACATCACATCATTCGCCTGAGACCGAATCAACTTACCCGTCAAATCCTTCAACGACCACCTCGTCATAACAACAACTATCGAACCACCCGGCTGTAACCGCTGACGAGGACCAGAAGTATACCACTCATACGCATTCTCTAACGCACTGTCCGATAAAGCATCCTGCTCCGAATGCGGATCATCAATAATCAGCAAATCCGCACCACGACCAGTAATCGCACCACCAACACCCGCAGCAAAATACTCACCACCCTGACCCGTCTCCCAACGACCAGCAGCCTTCGAATCCGCACGCAAATCAACATCAGGAAATATCTCACGGTATATATCAAGCTCCATAAGATTCCTTACCTTACGACCAAACCGAACCGCTAACTCCGCAGTGTGAGTCGTCTGAATAATCTTTAACTCCGGATTCTTGCCAATCAACCAAGCCGGTAAAAGATAACTCGCAAACTCAGACTTGGTATGCCTCGGAGGCATGTTGACAATGATCCGTGAACCAGGACTAACCGCCAGCTTCTCAAACTGCCTCGCTACCTGCTTATGATGAGTCCCCTCAATAAAACCATCATAAACATGCTTCACAAAAGCCATGAAATCATTCTGAGCAATATCCCGTACAGAAAGCTTGCGCTTGGCCTCTTCTAAAGCCAAAATCTCACGCATTATCTCATCAGAAGCATTTAACATTATTACGCTCAAGGTATAAAATAAATAACATAACAAAAACATACACAAAAAGGAAGATCATTAATGGGAGAAATAATAGATCTGGGACCACCGTCCAAGGGACCCGCAGAACTAACATGCATCAACTGCTCCGGAAATACATTCTTCATATTCCCAGACTCCATCGTAACCTGTACCCAGTGCAACTACATCATGGAAATACAACAAAAACTCAGACTGACAGACATCATTGATGGTCCATAAAAGATGGGACTCAATGAAAATAAAATTATATAAAATTTTATGCGGAAAAAAATCAGAAAATAACCATGGACAAGGGACCATGGAACACTGCTAAATCCCACCTTAAATGGTAAGTTGTACACGGACAACGGTGCAATGACAAATGTCCACTGTTATATGTTCAAAACACTACACTACTCTACCTCTCTAGCAAGGTGGCGGTCCGCCCGAATGGGCCGGGGTCGGTCGGCCTTCCCGTTAAACTTTGGGAAGGCCGTGGAACCTTATTTCGATTTTTTTGATTGTTTGCGAGTTGATAAGATATGCTTGTCTAATCCTAAAATCTCATATCCTCTAAATGTGGGCGGGACATTGTCCCGCCCATGTTGGATTATTGTTTTAGGCTTACTTTTTTAGTTGTGCCTTTTACAGTTAAGGCTTCAACTTGTTTAGTGGTTGCACCTAGTTCATAAAGCAATCTAATCGCTTCTTTTTTATCAAAGGAACTAGTTGAAGCATTCAGGTTAAGATTAATGTTAAAACTGAACCAATCATATGCTGTATTTTCTTTGATAGCCTCTTTTAAAAGCTTCAAATCTTTTTTAGCGTTTGCTTCTGTTGCGTGATAAGTACAAAATAATTCACCTACTTGCTTCAAAGATTTAACGATAGTCTTATCAGATAATGTAATGTGTTTCATTTTTAATGCTCCTAAGTTGTTAACTTAATATCTAATGATATTAATACATGGGAGAACATGGTACAAGCTTTTTATTCTAAAAAACATTAATTAATTTTTAACCAAGTTACCATATATTTCCATTAGTCAACAACTAAATGGAGTAATGATAAATGTACTATGTAATGATGCTACGAAATGGACAGGCAACTTGTCATGGTGGATTTAGCCTAGAATTTTTAGCTTATGCTAAACGTGCCCGTCTAAAGAAGCGTGACCCATACTGTCATGTCGAAGTTGTGCAACCCCGACCTAGCCCGACCTAGTCCCGATCTGGCACGCCAGTTACCGACCCGACAATAAAAAAGAGCTACCCGACTAGGGTAGCTCTTTAGTTTGAACAAGATTTTTTACTTTATATCAGGATAAGCTTCAGAAAATTCAGGTGAAGCATAGGTGAGACGAAAATTATCTGTTATTTCTTTTCTATAACTATCCCCGTATTCCCATGAGCCAAACGTCATAGGCGATTTAGCAACAGTGAACCAACGAGCGTATGGATCATTGGTTTCATTTTTTGCCAGTTTATAAGTTTTTAAAATCCTTATTTCAAATTCATCACCCCTAACAATAGCCTTAAAAGTAGCGTATGGATTTTCAACTTTTCTGCTTTTACCTAGTGGATTTTTAGACATTTAATTATTCCTTTTATAAGTTGTTGACTATTAAGACAATATCCCATGCTATCCCAACAGTCAACATAAAAAAAGAGCTACCCGACTAGGGTAGCTTTTTAGTTGTTCGTATTCTGTTTTTTAGTAGTTTTGAATTGCCTCCTCTATTGCGAACACTGTCACACCGAGCTTGTCGGCAAGGTCTTCGGGGGATCGATCTGTGCAACGATCACAAACATAGTTGTTTTGTATTTCTGAATAATTGCTGTTTCGCAGATCAAAAACGTCACCGCAACAATCACAATTAGTATTGTCGCCATAATCTAAATCATGTGGAAGTTTCATTGATTGATTAACTCTTAGTGCCTCTCTATTAAATTGAGCTGTTGTCGATTGAGAAAAGTCTAATTCCATTTTATCAAATACTTTTTCTGCTTTTTCCATATCACAGTTAAGTAGCCTCATAATGTCTTTTAGATATATCATGCTGAAATGCCTCCTGATATTTTAGCTTCATCCGCATACTTGGAAAGAGATTTGTCTGCGATAAATAATAAATCTCTTTCTACACCTAATCCAAACGGAGGTATTCGTAAGCTCTTCAGTTCTGACAAGCTTACCGTGCCATATTCAGGACAGCCTATCCCTAGATCACATAAACCAAAAAGAGTATCATTATCGGGATACATCTCACTAATTAACCATGTAGCAGAACCGCCAAAAAATTTAACAATAGGCTTTACGGGGTTATTACCTAGTTTTCGATCATTATCCCAATAGTTTTTTTTAAGCTTGCGTTCGATAGTTTTTGTTATGAGTTTCATTTAATTATCCCTTCTATAATTTGTTGACTGATACCATTATATATGGGATAGTACTCAAGTCAACAATGAATAGGAGTTATTTTAATGAATGATATTTGGAAATATTTCGAAGATTGCACATCAGACCTAACAATACCTGACGAATGGGAGAATGTCAGCTATCAACACGACACTTGTCCATCATGGTGTTTTAAAGGTTTTCACATTATGATCCAACATGCTAATCCGAAAAAACGTGAATTTAAGGATAGTCCCCGTTTTTATATTTTCCGTGAGAATGACTACGGGGATCCTAAGAGTTGGCAAACACACCATGAAACATTTACGGGTGTTCTTAAAATACTCGCTGATGAACAGACATATCATGATGTAGCAAATGGTTTTATGGAAAAGCACCGAAAAGAAAGCTACGAATACTTATCGCTTGATGAATGGTTGCTAACTTATGGCAATGATTTATCCAAACAAAATTACAAAGAAGGTCAGGCAATCGTAGAATTGTTTGATTAATTAATATGTTTAAGATATACTAGATAATCAGTCAGATTTAGTCATGAAATTTGGACTTTAAACTTTAACCCGATATCAAAAAGGTATCGGGTTTTTTTATCCCGACCCGACCTGGTCCCGACCCGACCTGGTCCCGACCCGACCGCCAGCTCAATTTATTTTATCCCGACTCGAACCAAATAATAACTTGCTATATGCTGGTAATTCATGGTAATGTTACCTAGTCAATAACTCAGGAGTAAATTATGAAAAAACAATTTAAGCGTTTCTTTTCTGTTGATAGTCCGAAAGCTATTAAGGCTAATAAGTATGGTTATTTAAATGCCATTAACTACATGGCCCCACACACTACGGGTGGCGTGGGCAATCTTTGCCCGAATGCAAGTGAGGGTTGCAAGTCTTTGTGCCTTGGCAAGTATAGTGGCCAAGCTTCATTTGTTAAGGATCTAGAAAACGGCACGAACAATGTTCGTGAAAGCCGAATAAGAAAAGCCGAGTATTTCATGAATGATAGAAAAGCTTTTTTATCTGAAATGACCGACCACGTTAAAGACCTAGTAAAAAAATCGGTTAAGAATAAGCTTAAACTATGTGTTCGGCCAAACGGATCAACAGACCTTGCCTTTGAAAAGATCAAAACGGACAGCGGAAAATCAATCGCAGAATTATTTCCGAATGTCCAATTTGTGGATTACACCAAAAGCATGAAGCGGGTTCTTGATCCAAAACGCCCAAGCAACTATCACTTAACTTTTAGCTTATCGGAAACTAACAAGGCGGAAGCCGAAAAAGTTTTGAAAGCTGGTTTTAATGTGGCAGTTGTTTTCGGCAACGGAATGCCAAAAACTTTTATGGGTCATAAGGTCATTGACGGGTTAAAGCATGACCTTAGACACTTGGACCCTTCACCCGTGATTGTCGGATTAGAGCCTAAAGGCAAAAAAGCATTGGAAGACAAAACGGGTTTTGTAGTAAGAGATTATTAACATGGATCAACTTATAATAAATTTATTGAAAATAATTTCAATTCTGATGTAATGTTTAATAATAAATCAACAATAAGGCGTGCCAGTTGTTGACACATCTCCCTTAAGGCACGCCCGACTAGGTTGCGCTCCGTGCCTAGTCAATGGACCCCGACCCCCACCAGAGGTTGGGGTCCTACTTTTTAAAACTACCATAAACCCCGACCCCTGGCCAAGGATCCAAACCAGACCCGACCCGATCCCCGACCCGATCCCCGACCCGACCTCTGGCAACCTCTAACATCCCGACCACCAACCCCGACTCACTGTCCCCCGACCATAATGGCTTAACACCCGACCCCGAACCAAGGTCCACTCCTCGAAGTCCCGACTTCACCAACTCCCGACCATGAAGCCCGTCAAACAAATATAGGTGGGGGGAAGAGAGGGGGTGTACTAAGTAAAAACTTACACCTCCAGATTTACAATAGGCGTAATTCCAAGCAATTTGATGAGCAGATATATTTATTGCGTTAGTTTTAGTTATTTTAAGTTCAATCCAAAAGGGAATGGCCTCCGCGCATATATGAACGTCTGGAACTCCTCCACCGTAACGATTTTCAATCCGTGTGATGTTCCAACTTGGAGGTATCTTTGACTTTATTCTGTTCCAAAGAAGTGTCTCTGCTTTCTGACTCATTTATGACCTCATATTCTGCATCTACGAAAGCATGCGGGTGTGACTTCCTAAGTTCTTTGAGTCTGGATTCTATCTCCTGACGGTCCATATTTTCGATAGCGTGATAGTGATTTGTCTCTCTTCTATCAATAGTAAGACCACCTAAAGCTGATCTAGTTTTTTCAGCATTAATCGCCGCCGAGAATTGTCCTGCCTCTTCCGCATTCATGGATAGTTCTCTTAATCGTTTAAGCTGACCCATGAGAGTAACACCATAACGCTTTTCTCTATCCTCTCTCAACTCAGCTATATATTCTGCAACATGAGGAAACAAGCTGGCATCTAAAAGTTTATGCGCTTGTATACGAGCGTTACCATCTCTGTTTGAATAACCTGCTAACTTAGCACAACCTGCATTGGAATTAACTCCATCTACATAATGTTTAGCAAACTCTTTTTGTCTGTTCGTTAGCTTTCGTCCGTGAGCTTCTTCGATCTCTTCGGCTTTAGTATCGATTCGTTTTTTCATGCCCTCTATATACCACTAATTTCAGATTATAAAAGCAATCTCTTCAAGATGAGATCTGACTACGGTAAGAAAACGATACTAAAAGTGTAACGAAACATACTGTTTTGTAACGAAGTGTAACGAGTAGTGTAACGAGTAGTATTTATATATTTCAATAAGTTAAGTACTGTTTTTAGGTACTGGTTACACTTTTACACTTTTTTTGATAAAAAATTTACTTTTTAAAAACTTTTTTTCAAATTGACTGTATATAGAGACGAACGCAACGAACACCACATTCTCCGGGGCAACCATGAACCGTGTACCATGGTCAGTGGTAATATATTCTTGACATTAAAATCTAGCTGAGTTAACCTACGAAATAAGTACACAACAAGTCGTCAACAACTACGGAGATAATACTATGAAATATATTATGCCTAAATTACCCAACGGCAAGAGACCGCCAAAAACGAAGACGTTTGATGGTGCAACTAAAGTTGTTGTTCACTTGAACGATGAATGCCCTCGCATTGGTTCGGGGAATCGCATGGTGTGGGCAAAGTCTGGCAACAAGTGGGCGTACCTTTGCGATGTTATGGGTAACAGAGGAAAGATGCGTGTGGCTGATTTTAACAGAGTTGTGAAGGAGTAGATCATGACATTTGATTTTGAATACGAGCTTCCGTCAGGACAGATGGTTCTGGTTGAGGTAGATGTTGAAGCTGGAATGCGTGGCATGGCTCAGACAACCGAGTTCGCTGGCGAACCTGACGAAGATCCAGTTATCGAATTAATTTCTACTACTGTCGAAGGTAAGGACGTTGACCTTGATGATCTTTGGTTCAGGAAATTTGGATCAACGGAAATGATCAATGTGATTAGAGACATGGAAGACAAAGCTTGGGAGAAATACAGTGACCAATAAATATGTAATCGAACACGACTTTACATACGGCTGGGATTTATTGAATGATGAGGAGGTCGATGCTTATGACACGAGGGCGGAAGCTCAAGAGGCTATTAACGACATGATAGCCATGACTGAGGAAGCTTTTAAGAAGGGTGACATGGATGAGGCTTATGACCCAGAAGATTACAGGATAAAAAAGGTCAGGGTGTCTTTGCCCATATCTCCTTATTACAATGCACATCCTGATCGGGAGAATGATCCAGATTATTCTGAAACAGATCGCAAGGTTGATGATCTTCTTACAAGAGAACTGAAGACTTTCGACTACAAGGGCGAAGATATTTTTACGGATGTAGGAATCGTTGTTGCCAACACTTTGCACAAGTGCGGTGGTTCATGGACATTGGAGATACATCCAGATCTGGAGGATCGTTTTAAACAATTGCTTGATGATAATGAGAGGGCTTTTAAATGAGAAACCATGTCATTTCACTATACGATTATACGGGTGAAGCTTTGCGTCCATGGGCCGAGGCTGGTTATCAATGTTTCGCTTATGACATTCAACACAAGCCTGACAAGAAGGGACTTTGGGGTGGTCTTGATAGAGTTGAGACCTTTTGGGAACGTGACGGTGACGGTGGTGGAAATATCTTTTTCATCCACGCTGACTTATATGACCCTGAGACTTCCCTTAAAATACTTGCCCGTCATAACAACAAGGTTGCTTTTCTTTCAGCCTTCCCTCCATGCACGGATCTGGCGGTCAGTGGTGCAATGTGGTGGAAGAAGAAGGGCGAAGCTAATCCAGACTTCCAGACGGAGGCATCTGATCATGTTAAACGCTGTGCCATGGTTGGTGATGCATTTGACTGCTCTTACTACATAGAGAACCCCATTGGTGCGTTGTCCAGATTGTGGCGTAAACCCGATTACAAGTTTGATCCATGTGACTTCGGTGGTTACTTGCCTGAAGATGATGTGCATCCACGTTGGCCTGAGATCATTCCGCCAAGGGATGCCTACCGCAAGAAAACCTGCTTGTGGGTTGGCAATCGGTTCAGGATGCCAAGGTCAAATGCCGTGGCTCATGAGACAATGGTCTATGACCGCAAGGATCCCAAGAAGGGTAAGAACTATTCTCCTGTCGCCGGGAAGACAGGGGGAAAGTCTCAGAGAACCAAGAACATACGTTCAGCTACACCGAGAGGTTTTGCCAAGGCGGTGTTCTTGGCGAACGCCCAGTACAACTGGGTGAATACGGAAGAGTCCATACTGGGTGGCGTGCGTCATTATGGTAATGGCGTAATCGTTAAAGGCTACATTGATTAGAAAGGAGAAAGTTATGTTTATTGGAGCAAGATATAAGTTACAAGACAAAAAGGAACAAAGTTCTTTTACCACTCTTGGTTACAAGACTATTGAGATCCGGGAGCGTGTTTTATTTCGAACTAACATAAAGGACAACAAGCATGAGTCTTATGACAAGATCGAAGTTTACGACTACATGCTCTATTGCATTGTCGATGGAAATGACACGGATGAGATACTAGAGGATGAGCTGTCGTCAGAAATAGTATCTGGCATTTACAAATATGATGGAGAAAAAATTTGAAAAATAAATACAGAGAAGAAGATATTAATTTGCGTGTGCCTTGCCGAACTAACTTGAATAAGGTTCAACAAATAATGTCTGAGAAGCTAGGTATTAAGTTAACTCAAAATCAAGTTGTTCAAAAACTTGTGAACAACTACTTGGAGGAAGTGAAATGAAAATATGTCAAGTATGTCATGGCAATGGATATTTGAGAAAGATTGTTTTAGAGCCTAGCCTTTGGTGTGCGGATCATAAAGACATTGATATTGAAACTATAGAAATTGAACAATGTGATCAATGTAAATCAGAGGGAGAAGTTCCTGATGCACAACTTTGAAAGAATGATAGATAATCTAACCAAGGCAAGAGACAATGCCAAGGATCCTGATTTCATAGCAATCTGGAATTATAAGTTACGTTTTTTACTAAAAAATATGTTAAGGGAGAATTACAATGGGTAGTGAAATACTGATAGGTTTATTGATTGGAAGTTTTATTGTAGGTTTTTGTCAAGGAATGTAGTGGTGTTACGCATTCTTGATTTATTCTCAGGAATTGGTGGCTTCTCGAGAGGATTTGAAGCCACTGGTTTCTTTGAGACAATATCATTTGTAGAAAACGAACCATACTGCCAAGCGGTGTTGAAACACCATTGGCCCGAAGTCCCGGTATTAGGAGATATAAAAAATGTCAAAGCCGAAGACCTCCCGACCCGACCCGATGTTATTTGCGGAGGATTCCCTTGCCAGCCATTCAGTCAAGCGGGAAGACAGCAAGCCCAAGACGACCCCCGCCATCTCTGGCCAGAAATGTTTAGGCTTATCAGGGAATGCAGGCCCACTTGGGTTGTTGGAGAAAACGTTGCTGGAATCATCAACCTGGGCTTGGACGAAGTACTCGCTGACTTGGAAAGCGAAGGTTACGCCACAAGGACGTTTAATATTCCAGCTTGCTCGGTCGGAGCCCCGCACCTCCGTCAAAGGTTATGGATTGTTGCACACTCCGACAGCGAAAGCGAACCAGATGGCTCCTTCGATGGCAACGCGGGACAACGGCAGTTGGGGTTCGAGTTTGTGGCCGACTCCAAGAGTTTCAATGGCAAATGGTCCATCAAGCAAGGAAATACGAGAGGGCAACCCGAAGAAAAGGTTAGAGACAGAAGTACAACTGTGGCCGACTCCAAGAGTAAGCGACACGGAGGGAGGGGTGGTAAAGAACGTGGAACTAAACAAGGGGTCGTTTTCCCGAAAAAATCAAAAGGGAGAACGGTGGGGCGTGAAGCTGAAGGATGCGGTGAGTCATACCGAGCAGAGCAGTGGTGGGAAGTTGAACCCTCAGTGGGTCGCCTGGTTGATGGGCTACCCAACCGAGTACCTCAACTCCGTGCCTTGGGAAACAGTATCATCCCCCAAATCGCGCAAAAAATCGGACAAGCAATAAAGGAGACCTATGATGTATATAAAAGAAAAATTTGCTAGGATAGTTGATCAAATAGTTCTGGCTAGAGCTAGAGCTGGTCACCCGGATTTGAAAATGATGTGGGATCATAAGTTGAGAATTTTACTCAAAGAAACATTGGGTAGCAGAGAGTGATTCCCATTTACAATCCCTTTTACTATCGACCTTTACCTGATGAGATTACAATCAGTCAAAGTGACATTGAGGGTCTTGGTATATTTGCTGTTGTTAATATACCAAAGGATACTGATCTTGGCACAACGCACATTAACGTGCCGATGTACAAAGGATTAATTCGAACACCCATTGGAGGCTTTTTAAATCATTCAGAAAAAGAAAATTGTTTTTTAGAACTGATTCATGATTGGGATGATTGTCAGATTTATAACCTAGTAACATCGCGTAATATAAAGAAGGGTGAGGAGCTAACGTTAGATTATGAAAAATAAAATCATAACTTTGTTATTTTTATTATCACTATTGTTCCCGGCAAAAGCTGTTAGTGCAAACGAACAATATTGTTTAGCTGAAGCACTTTACTTTGAAGCTCGTAATCAGGGAATATTGGGTATGATAGCTGTAGGAGTAGTCATACAAAATAGAGTTGATCATCCTAATTATCCCGATACAGTGTGTGGGGTTGTAAGACAAGGTAGGTATTGGAAACACATTCCTATAAAGAACCGTTGTCAGTTTAGTTATTGGTGTGATGGAAAGCCAGAACGTCCTAATGACAAGGATTCATGGAACTTAGCCCAAGGCATAGCTTTTAATCTGTTATTGAAAGAAATAGAAATTGTAGGTCTTGAAAAGGCAACACACTATCATGCTGACTGGGTTAGTCCTGATTGGTCTAAGATCCTCGAAAAACGTTTTAAGATTGGTCAACACATTTTTTATTCTAATTAAATTTCTTTTTTGTAATCAGGTATTACATCTTCTTCTTTATGACATAAAAAACTTATATCTTTAACCAACTTATCTTTTGGAATCATATTTAAACTCCATAGTCTCAAAGATATGATGTTTTCAAAAAAATATTTTTCACACTTTACAAAAGAATCAAAAACCATGGGGCCTTCTTCTTTTGTTCCTACTTGGAGAAATAAAGATTTGTCAGGATAAAACAAATGTATGACTAAAATTAAAGCATACTTAATCATATTATTCTCCTTTTAATAGCATCTAATTCATATCCCATCGCACAAAGAAGACTTTCAATTTTGTATATTGAAGGCTCTACAATCTTACATCTTTCATAGTTTTCTATGGTGCTTGATCCAACACCAGATAAAGAAGAGAGCTGAGTTCTTGTAAGTCCAGCTTCTTTTCGTATATCTGTTAATATAACAGACCAATGTTCTTTCTGTTTGATCATTTATCCTCATTAATTTTTAGTCATGTCAGAAATATCTAGGTCTTCTAAAATATCTTGAAAATCAGCTTCTTCATCTCCATCAAGTATACTCATTGTAGAAGTCATGAGCCTAGCAAGGACATTCATAGCTTTTTCAACACCCATTTCTTCAGCCCCCAGTTCAAGAGCCGCTCTAAAAAGAACTATTGTTTTTGCTTCCATATTCAAATCTGTAGTAGCCTTTGTAATGATTTTTATATGATCATAAAAATCATCCAACGGAGTATACTTTTTGTTCATTTCTTTTTCCTATTTTTTTCTACATCTGAAAATAATACTCTAAATTCTGCATCCGTGGGTGCTGTTTGTGCAATTTCCACTAAAAATGAAATTTGTTGAGCAGGGGATCTTTGATTTTTATCTGCTAGTTTCCATAATTTTTTCCAAGTAGGTATGGGAACAGCAACACTTTTATATCTTTTAATATCAGGCATGTCTTTATCCTTTATTCAGGTAGTTTGAGTTTCCACATGATATACGGCTCATCACAGCCGTTCATGCATATTTGAGCCGGAATGGACTTGGAGTTAGAATCAAGTGGAGATTTTCCGACATAATGCCACTCGGCTCCTTGTTTTATTTGTTCTTTGACTTTGTCAAAAAATTCTTCGTTGTCTGCAATAAACATACTTGCAAAAGAAATAGTTAAAGCTGTAATTACTTCCATAGTAGTTCTCCTTTTATGTAAGCCAGTTTTTTAGTTCTTCACCCATAACAGTGGATGCTATATCCATCTTGTTACGAAGTGCCTTAACAATCTTCTCATCAATCGTTTTTTCTGAAATAAAATCAATATAATTCACATGATCTGTTTGACCAATTCTATGAGCTCGGTCTTCTGACTGCATACGAACAGCCAAGTCAAAACTGTTTGCAAAATAAATAACATTCTTTGCAGAGGTTAACGTAATTCCGTAACCGCCAGTTTGCGGGTTGCCAACAAAGAACCGTGCTCCACCTTCTTGAAACTGTTCAATGGCACTGACACGTTCTTCATCTTTCGTGTCGCCAAAGTAAGATACCGTGGACCCTGGTCCGTGAACCTTGGTTAGTGCTTCAGTAATGCGCTTTACATCATACCTGAACCGTGACCAGATAATTGCCTTGCCTTCGATCTCTTCGAGGCAGTCAAGTAGTTCGTTGAGTCTGTTATCTTTAATTTCTACAAACTCACCTTCATCAGATTTAACATGACCAGACAGAACCTGTTGCATCCTTAATAATTGGGTCATGACATTGTTCGCGGTCATGAAATCATGATCATCTATATGTGCGAGGGCAAACTCTTTTAGCTCGGTGTAAATTCTTTTCTGATCATCAGTGAGAGCAATGTTCCGTTGCGTATATATCTTGTCGGGTAAATCGAGACACTCATCCTTTGTGATTCGGCTAGAAAAGTTTTTTAATATTGAACCGAGCTGTTCTAAGTTTCGATAGCCGACAATTCGATTAAAACTATGAGTGCCAACGTGTTGTTTTTTCATGATGCAGTATCGATATTGAAACTGGAAAAAGTTATCTCCACAGTCACCCAGTAACTTTTTATTTAAAAATCTACATTGACTCCAGAGATCCATAGGCGATTGAGTAACAGGAAAACCTGTTAAGATCCGCTTGTACTTTGCCAACTCACCAACTTTAATTAGAGCTTTAGTTCGACTCGCCTTGGGAGATTTGATTGCAGTGGACTCGTCCACCGCCAATAAAGCTTCGGAAGATTGTAAAAGAGCTGTAAGGTACTTGCGACCCTTCGGGGATGAGAGTGCCTCAACATTCATAACAAGAATTTTAAAAGTATCTGAAGGCTCCAGAAGATCCTCTAAAAGTTTACGCTCTGATTTATTTGCCCCGGACTTCCAGATAGCAACAGTTCTATCAATATTATCAGGCATATGTGCGGGTATTTCTAGGTTCGCCCAGTTGCGATAAACGCCCTTGGGAGCCACAACAATGAACGTATTAATCTTACCCCTTTGAAAAAGCAACGAGGCATTGTCGATGCAAACCTTGGACTTACCTGTACCCATTTCCATAAGATAAGCCCAGTTGGTCTTGCTCCAGGATTCTCTTAAAACATCGTCCTGATGCTGATAGGGTTTAGTTTTGTAGTGATAATCTATGTCCATCATGCGTGGTAAGATATACCATAACATACCACTTGACAAGTAACTTTAGAGTCTTTATTAAAAAAAGTCAGAAATGGAGAAAGAATATGAGCGTCTTTGTTACCCAAGAAAATCCCCGAGTCAATATAGTGGCGGCTTCAAAATGGGGTGATCTTGAACCTTTAGCATCACCATTCGATCAGGTTCATATAAACCCGT